TGGTATTGAACGCTGTGTAGTACGTATTATAAGCAAGTACGTCTAATAGTTGACTCAGAGTAGATCCTTCGAAGTCATAGTCAGTAAAATCTGATTCTGCTCTCAAATATTCTCTGAGAGTGGATTTTATATCAGTAAAATCTAAACTGTTAAGTTGTGTGTAAGGCATTATCGTGTACGGTTCAGAAAGAGGTCTACTGTGACTGGGGGTCGATCAGTTCCCACTATTTTATAAGTCATTTCAACATCAAATCCATCTTCTGATCTATTTGGATCGCAATTTATGCTGGTAATACTAATTCTAGGTTCAAATCTACCAAGACATTGTTTAATCGCTCCTTTAATCAGAGAAGCAGTACCATAATCTAACGGTTCAAACAAAAATTGGCGAAGACTGCTACCCAATGAGGGTTGAAACAGCCTTTCGCCAATATCAGTTAATAAAAGTGTTGTTATTGCTTGCTTAATAGCAGCACCATCCTTTGTAACTACTAAATCGTCAGTTACAGGATGTTTCTTAAAAGCTAAAGATATATCCTTATAGGATTGCGTAAATTTGGTTGCCACAACAAGCAGGAATATTCCTACTTATTTAGACGCTATAAAACGTATATTTTAAAGACAACTCCTCACCTACGTGGATCTTTCTTAAAGTTTTAACGAACCACTTATCCTCTTCACACCATTTTACACAATTTGGATCATCACTATGGTTTATAAAACCACCTAGAGGAGTTCGATAGATGACCTCCTCTACAACTATATGAGACATACCCAAAACAAATCCAGAAGGAATCTCTTCCAAAGCAAAAATACCCTGCCCTGCGATAGGACTGTCTTTCACATGAAGTCTACTTGGTAGTGCTTGATACATTTTAAAATTTTTCGGAGATTTTCGGCGTTAGGGTCTAAGGTTCTTTCCAATTAACATTTACGTCTTCTACAAGTTTAACCTTATATACACTCTTATCCCAAGAATGTTGCGTTCTACGAGCAAAGTGGAAATCTAAACGTTTCTTACCCCAATATAGACCAACGATCCATAGAGTAAAGAAAAATCCATCAAACCACGATAAATCCATCCATAATTTATAAAACCATTCCATTACGTTCTCCCCTGTCCTCTATAACGTTTCTTAGTACCGTTCCTGCTAGTAGCAGAGTACTTAGTATGTTTCCCAAGACCTTGACGGGTCTTTTTAGGTTTTGGTTCAATCGTAACTACGTTACCACTGACCGACGTACGTATTGCCATAATACAAAATAAACATCAATGGTATTATAGCACAAAAATTTCTAACCGACAACTACGGTGCTTTCGCCAGATGTAATCTTGCCAGCACCACTACATGAAACACCATCATTAACACGGGCAAGTGGTTTTCCATTTACCTCGACTTTTGATGACCCTTCTGTTACTTTCGTAGCATGTGGCAAACACTTATCACCAGCAGGTGCTGTATGTGTAGTCAGGTTAGAACCTTGCACTGCTGCCATCTTCCCACCAATCATCACAGATTCATCACCATCTAGGATAGTGGTGGTTGCAGTACAACCATGTCCAGTACTTACTTGACTATCCTTTGTCGCTGCTGCTGGCATCCTGTTTCTCCAATGCTATTTGTACACTCTCAACATATTTACCTATAGAAAGATGTAGAGTGTTTATCGATATAATGTCATGTATAAACATAATATCTCTGTACATAATATCATCCACCAGTATACCTCCCTAATATATCAATCTTCTTATAAATGTCATCAAGAGTCTGATCCAGTTTCAGATATGTCTCTGACTGTGGTGGCTTGTACATTAACTGGGGGTTCTCTAAATTCGAAACCCTCTCCTCCAATATCGTCAATCTCTTGAACAACAACTGGAGTGACTCGTTCAACTTCTGCATTGTCAATTGGTTGTCTGCTGTCATCATCTATACCTTGAAAACGTTTATTGGCGGCATTTTCGAACTCATCACAAAAGTGATCGAAGTCCTCCAATGCTTTTTCATAATAGTTACGATCCTCTTTGGTCATAATCCCATACCCTTACCGAAACTTGACACTGGTTTTCCACCTGACATACCTGGTAAGTCTGATAGGGAATCATTTATAGGATCCTTCTTAAACCTAGAGTCCAATTCGAACTGGTCGAATCTTTTCTCTAAGTGACTTATACGGCGATCAATCTGTCTTTCGATATCACCTACCCTGCTTTGCAATTGCATCAACTGCATTAGGACTTCACTAGTAGTAACTCTTGCCATAATTAATAATTTCTGTAGTTTTTTCAGTGACAAATTCTGTCAGTATCTTTCCATCAGTCTTGATTTTCACCAGCAACTCTGGATCAATTAAGTATAGCACAATTCCTGTTAGAATAACACCCTCTAGGAAGCATACCCACTGTATTTGATAATTTGATAACCCAGTTGTCTTCTGAAACCATCTGATCTGCCTTTTATGCAGCATCGCAGTTCCGATCCTTCGTTGATTAAACCACCTTGCAACCTTTTCAAATCTACTTAGTTCTCTATATGCCATGATAAACTTTTTGGGGGAATTTTTTGCTGGAAAATTTTTTCAAAAATTATGGTTTTGAAATTTTAATTTTGTAATTATATTTATCACGCTCTGGGAAACGTTTGTAGGTTAGATAGACGGTACTTTTTTCGCTCGGCGGGGGCGGGGGGCGCACGATCACAAAAAAACCCTGTCGAACTGGACAGGGTGTGAGTGCTTGTGTTAGAATCGTGGATCGCCCAAGTCATCTAGCACGTCTTGTAAGAAATTCACTGGCGACACCTCACGGGTTTCGGGTTGAATTCCTGATGCATGACGCTCGTGTTCTTGGGTCATTTGATTCAGGATTGATGCCATTGCTGCGATGACGGCAGGGTCACGGCGAGCAGCGGCGTTGGTGACGAAGATGTTTTTCATACTCTTATTATAGAGGGTGAGGCGGGGTCAGCAATGCCAACCCCATAAAATCGTTACACTTAGTAACAGAGTTCACATCTGATGCCAGCACCTTGATAGAATGCTAGCATGTCCAACGCCTTAGCACGGGATGAGAATGAAATCTTCCTTGCGTTGCGTTGGTCGTCGGGTGTCCAATAACGAATGGTCATCAATTAAAAATGGCGTTGGTTTGTACTTGTGAGATCAGAACACTGTCTTGCCTGAACTGTTTCTTGTACGCCGCAGCGATACAGTTCAAACTCAGCATGTGCTCATCAACCTCAGAGTCAGCAACCTCAAGATAGAAAATCTTGGTTTGCTCTAGGCACCCCTTCCAGAGACCTTCGCCATCTATGAAAGTGCCATACTCGAAATGTGGCATGATCTCCTTGCGTATGAAATCATTCATCATGTAGTCAGTAACTGTGCCACTGTCGGGAATGTCCCTACCCATAATGAGTTCAAGTCGTTGCATAAGATTTGCTTGAGTACATACACAGTATAGCAAAGCAGCGAGGAAAATCATCATAGGTTGGGACAGTTTGTGAATTGGTTGGGTTGACGGGTGGGTCAAAAAATGTCAGCTGACCCGATAGTACAAAAATACTCTATTTTGAGTGAATTGGAAATGTGATGGTCTCGTTATCATCTAGTGAGTAAACTGTAGTTGTATTGTTATCAACAACTGCAACGTCCTCTAAGTTATCAATTAGTTCTTGTAATACGACATCACACATTGTTAGTTCAATCTCATCAAATATGTCGTCTTGATTATAATTTTCATAATCAGACATTAGAGTTTGAAATACAAACTGCTCCATAGATTTGTAATCCATACTATCACAAATCAATTCACAATATGCCTCCTTAATGTCATACAACTGTTCATTTGTTAAATTGTACTTAGGCATGAGATTGCGCCTCCTTTTGTGTTACTAATTCAGAGACAATGTTAAAGAGTTCATAGTAACTAACTCCCTCCCAATCGTCCCAGTTACTAACATAATCCCAATTAGAATAATCCACACTATTATCAACATATGTTGGTGCAGATTTCAATTGATTCTTCTTACCGAACCAGAATGTTCGTCCGAAGTATTCACTTTGTACCATGATAGTTGTTGTTAATTAAGGACAGAAAAAAGGGGAGTATTAGTTATACTCCCAGAAGGCAGGTTCACAAACTTTATCAGTTAAAGTGTTGTAATCCTCGTTGTTAACATTCTCAGGTAAACCCATATCGTTGAAGTATCTTATTATTTCAACCAATGCAGTTTCTTCTGCTTCGGTGATACTTAGTGTACGCATGGTTTGTGACATTTAGTGATGAAATAAAATGAAGTGAAAGAGGTAGCAGATGTCTGTCAATGATTGATGTTAGAAAGCGTGTCTAACCCATTGACTCAGGGATGCCAACCCCTTCCACTCTTCTAATATAGACTAAAAAACCCCCTAATGGGGGTTTGGTGTGACAGTTTGTCAAGTGGTTTAATCCATGTAACAAATCTCAAGACTGACGCAATCATTCGTATGTGCCTCTAGACTTGGGTCATCCTCTTCGGGATGATCGTCATAATACTTTAACTCTTCCTTAACGTATTCATCCCATTCCATGATCATCCTCTAGCAATGTGTGATCTATATTATAACATGAATCGAGCAGTTTCAATGCCTTCTTAACAATTAAGAACACAAAGAGGGGCAACTGCTCCTCATTACAATAAGAAGCAACGTAACGTGCCATGATTAAATTGTTAGGGTTAAATGTAAAGAAGGGGTCATGAGACCCCTTGTGTATTATAGCATACTATCTTTCGATAGTGTACCCGTCAAAGAACAGGTCTGCATTTGCTACCGATGCCGAGCAGTTGCCCGTGTTGCCAATGTACCAAGTGAAATTCTTTTGCCATACATGCACACCGTGTAAGAATGTGTCTAGAATGGCGTTCAGTCTTGACTTGGTTGTTACTGTGTCCCACCCGCATGATGATAATGTGATATCACCAAACGAGGTCACGTAACCAATTCTATTGTTGTGAAGGTAAATTGAGGTGTTGCCCTCGTCATCCTTCTCAACCCGTGTGTTTGAAGATTTCCACGCATCGCCGTTGCTGAGTGAGCAGATGGCAGTTTGCATTTGTCTTTCAATCTTACGCATGAAGTGGATTTGTTTGGAACTCCTTAAGTATGGCATAAAAAAAGACCCCTGTGAAGGGGTCTTGTGTAGGTTTGTTTACTGGCACAGTGCCTCAAACCTTTGACGGACTGCGAACTCGATATCATCTGAGTTCATCATAGCAATGTCCCCTGTGTCGGTTGCTTCTTGAATGACCTCTTCATAGCAGGTTTCAAGAATTGACTCGTGGGCAGCGACTGACATAAAACGTTTGTTGTGTGTACTCTTTAATTATAGTCAATAAAAAACCCCTTACGGGGTTTTGTAACGATTCAGTAACAATTTAGTACCAGTTCCTAGACTGTCCACTGCTTAACTGTTTTAACTAGTTCGGCGTGGTACGGTGTAACAAATGATACACCTTGTGAAATGTCCTTGACTAGTTCGTTGACCTCCCACTGATGGATTGCCCATCTTTGGTTGAAGTCCTTGACGTAGCGATCAAAACTGATGAGTCTTGAATCTGAAGGACGGGACACTTTAGCAACTGGTTTTGCTGCTACTGGTTTCTTAACCTTAACTGTCTTGACGACTGTCTGAGGTTTTGCTGCTGGTGTTGCCTTACGAGTGCGTCTCTTACGAGGGGTTGCAGTCTTGGCAGGTGTTGCAGCAGTTGAAACAGGCATGAAAGAAATTCATTTGAACTCTTTCATTCTACACGAGAGGGGTTGACAAACTTTCAATTGTAACGAGATTGTTGTAAAAAAGTCCAGTTTGTCAACTGTCCACTCTATGTGTTAATAACTGTGATTGTCACTATGATAGTAATAGTCATCGTTATTCTTGAACTTAGTCACTTTCTTTTTCTTAATCCTCCTGACATTCTTTACATTTAAACCGTAATCATCGAAGTCATTAACAAATTGTTCCTTAAGTTTGGATGATTTGTTATGCTTACTGTTTCTTGCCATTGTTGTTAGTTAGTGACGTATTATTTAGATTCAACTAACACACCAGATTTGATCTGATTGTTAACAAATCGTCCCACACTTCCATCACTAAGTAATAACTCATGTGCTGTTAATACTTCACATAGTTTATTAGTGAATTCTAATACATCTTCACAGTTAAATGTATATTCTTTGTTAATATTACTATTATATACTATTTTCACTTCATTTTCAAGTGTTTCGACTGATTTAACAGCAGAAGAGGTGAATTGATCGTAAATAGTTGACATTTTAGTGTTGTAGTTAAAGGTTAACTCGAAAATACTCGAAAAAACGCAAAATATCAAAAAATAGCTTTCTTAAACTTCTTAAAAAGTCAAAAAAGTCATTTTCTCGTCTTTTTGTTTTCCACAGGGTTGTGAAAAACTCAAAAAGTCATAAAAGTGCGTTTGTCCCGATTACCTTCTAATTATACAATGTCCTTCGAGTCTTTTCGAGGTCTTTTGTGCCACTTTGAGTACTGGCACACGTTGACTTGACATTCGGTCAGGCGCAGCCTAAGACGACATCTCTAGAGCACCTTACATATATTTTTTAATGTATTTTAAAAGTTTTCCACAACACCTCTAAAAACTGTGGAAAACTCTGTTGTGCCAGTGTGCGGAGTGTCATCAGTCCAACCCCAATCCAGGTAGATTGTCTCTAGACTGTTCATAGACTGCATACTGTCGTTTTACAATAGATTTAATGTCATTTAGATATGATTGTAGTATACATTCATCACTATTATTGAGTATTAAATCTTCTACATGTAATATGTGTTCTGCTATGAATAATAGTTTAGTTTGATTGTT